CACTATTAGTGATACCCCTACGTTCCATATTGTTACGCATTACCCGAATAGACTCCTGCTCACGTGCTTTAAGCGAATCGGTCTGCTGTTGTATCATTTGGGCTTGTGTTTCTTCAGGGATGCCATACCCGCCTGACTCTACCCAGTCAGTAAGTTGTCCACTATACATATCCTCAAAAGCCTGCTGTTCGGGCGATATCTCATAAGCCGGTGCTGGGGTTACTTCTGGTGTTGGTATTTCCGCTCCTGCTCCTGCTCCGAAAGTAGGTGTAGTGGTTGGTGTAGTGGTTGGTGTAGGTCTTTGCCCCATCTGGTCTATCTGCTGTTGGGTAATCATAGTAGCAGGTGCAAAGCCCCACATCTGACCTGACACATCTGTACCAAAATGCTCACTAATATATTTTTCCTTATCTGCCTGTGATAATGCCTCAAAGTCTGACCATTCCGTATAAGGTATCTGCCCAATAGACTGTCCTTCAAACCATATCTGCCCGGGTTGTTCACCTGCTGTCGGTAAAGGAGGAGTTCCTGTTTTGTTAGGAATATCTGTAGTAGTTCCCATAACAGGTTGTGCCCCTGCACTGGTAGCGGTAACTCTACCTGATATATCAATCCCTGAATTGATTTTCATAATCTCGGTCGTGTATATTTTTTTCCTGTTGCAGGGTTTACATCTCCATAATTTGCCATAAATAATCACTTCCTTTAAATAATTTCCCCGATTACCTTGCCTTCAAATCTAATTTGCACATCACGCTCGCACTAATCCCTGTTAGCACATCTGACTCAAATTTAATCTTCTTTTTTCCGCTTCCCCTGACTAATAATTTTGTTATTTCAATATCTGCTTGGTCGGTTGTGTAGGGTCCGTGTTTCTGACCCCAAGTCTTGCCGTCATCTTCACTTATATAAAAACATATTGTTGCTGTGTTATCTTCTTCGTGTAAGCCGTAAGAAGGAACATCTGTGGTCGTAAATGAAGTCCAATCACTATAATCTGTGCCATATTCGTTGGTTACATAAGCCCTTGCATAATAGGTAGTTAGTGGTAATAAATAAGGCAAGATAAGTGAATAATTACCAGTTGCACCCCATACACCAGTTTCCCTTACCGCCCAAGTAGCCTCTTCTGATATTCCATATTCAAAGCCTCGTTCCTCATACCCTCCACCCGCATCGGTTACATTGGCAGTTGCCTTGGTGTAAGTTGCTTTGGTATTAGAATAAGATGGGTCGCCTACAGCTGGTATACTTGTTGCGGTATAATATTCTACGGTTAGTATGCCGTAAGGGGAAGTATTTAAAGATGTTATTGTTCTCCACTCTATTCCCGTAGGTGGAGTCTCTAAACTGTCCTCTTGGCTGATTATTAAAAATTTTGAATAACCTGTCTTATTAATCCAACTTTTACCTGTAACGTTTAGATTTACGACTAAAGAGATTTCTGAATCTCCTACAGTACCCCCCCCACCATTTCCGCTGTAATTAGCTATATTGTAATCTGCTTTAATCGGGGTAGGTATAGTGGGATAATCTGGCGTACCATCTTTAACGATAACAGTTAATGGATAACTTTCATTTGTCACAACAAATGTCATATAAGCGCTTTTAATCATAGCAGCATCATCTAAATCTGATGTATCCCACCCTACCGCAAATCGCCTTATGTAATAAGTTGAGTCAACATATGCTTGACCTACATTACTATCATTTCCTGCGAAAAGATTTTTTGCTTCTGTGGCATTGTGTACAGAAATATAAGTGTCTCCATTATATTCCAAATCAGATATTAAGCTGCTATTGGTAAGAAATTCGGCTACTGCCATTAGATATCCTTCACCCCTATATTAAAATTTCGTATCTTAAAACTTACTTTACATTCCACTAATTTAGTCATATTCTCCAATAGTTCAAAATCCATTATAAAGGGATAATTTGCATCACAATTCCCCCAGTCGTTAAACACCATTGTATTGCGGTATTCGACTATATTGGCTGAACGAATACGTCCTTCTAACATATCTTTTATTTCTTGTAAAATAAATTTCGCGATCTTTTCTTCTTTTTCATTAAAATCTTCAAAATCAAATCCTACTGGCATATTACCTCCTATGCGTATTCAGGTGGTTCAAGCTCAAATACTATTGCATACCCCATTATTGTAAAGTCGTATTTATCTGATATATAAGGTCGTGGTTTAATTGCCCTTGCCCGTTGACCGCCCCCGTCAAATCTGATACGATACCATTTTGTAGTATTAGCGGTCATAGTCAAATCCTTGTATGTTTCATCTTTATCATCAAGCGTATAGTAAAATCTTAAAGCTGTTCCTGTCGTAGTTTTTATCTTGATATAGAAGTCATACCATTGCTTATATAATTCAGGATAACCTAAATCTATTGGTTCAGGACTGTCATAAGCAGTTATAGCCGAACCGTCGTCATCAAGCCCATTTAAAACCTTATAAACCCGCCCCTCTGTATTACTGCCCCCGTATAATTGCAGTCCATCTGTTCCCCTATTCCATAAACTAAAACAACTAAAATCAAAATCATATACTCCATAAGATTTATTTTTCAAATCAATCCAAATAGTTTCCGAAGGCACAGTTGAAGTCCCCTTCGGATAACATAATAAATATTTATCATCAAAATAAATTGCACAGGATAAGTGCCTGTAAGTGCCATTGATGTTTTCTTTTATATATTCATTTACCGCTTTAGAAAATATCCCCGAAGTTGTACCATCAAAATAATTTATCCCGTTAAAGCCAAGATAGACGATTAAATTATCACAATTTACATAAGACCGCATAGCCACACACCCTTCGGTAGAATAGCTATTTTTAAACTCAAAATTATCCTCATCAGTGCCTACTAAACGTTCAATACTATCTTCTGTTGCCACAGGTAGTGCGGTTAACTGTTCAAGTAAGCCCATTATCTTCTGGCTATTGCCTGTCCGTATTCTCCAAAGTGGCGGGAAATATTCCACATCACTTGTATGAGAAGGATAAAGATAATCATTATAAGCGAGATAAAGTTTATTCCTTCGTTTGGCAATAAGGTGTGATGTAGATTGCGGTGCGGTATGGTTGGTTGCCGCTTCTGTGCCTAATTCTTTATCTGCAATAGTTGAAGTATAAGTAGTAGTTGTATTATCCGCAACTGCTCCGTCATAATAATAAATTGCACCCCCAACTGATGTTCGGTAGATATTTCTTGAAGCTATCTTGGCATCACTGGAATTGACTATAGTCAAGACAACGCTATCATCTGCTACACAGGTTACAGCGTCACTGGCAGGTGATAAATTACTCTCATAACCATCTTCATCTACATATGTATAGGCAAATTTATAATCTCCTGCTTCTAAAGACCCGCCTGACCCTTGTGCCACACCTGTCGGTTTAGAGGCAGGTGGGGTAATTCCTACTGTTCTAACATTAGTTAAATTATATTTAAAGACCCCATCTACACCGTTAACAAAATAACAGTGATTAAGGAAGTCACAAAAGTAAGTATCCGAGTCAGCAGTCAGACCTGATTTAATAGAAGTTGCTCCCCACGGGTCAGTTTCAGCAAGTTTGTATACCCCCTCATTCCAGGCAACTAAAAATTCCTTACTTGATGTATCTTGTTTATAAAAGCGGTGCATTCCAACTATTTTATGAGAAGCACCTATTGAGGTTGTGTTATATTTAGAATAACCTTTACGCTTCACAAGATTACCATATTCGTCCAGTTTTAAATTATGTAAACCTCCTGGCTTTCTTGGTAAATCTTTTAATTTTATTTGTGATGGACTAAGATTATTTAACGCTTTCCATACTTGTTTAGCCATAGGTTACTCCTTTAATCAATCGAACTATATGTGCTTCCATAATTGGTGCTATAAGGATGTCGCTTCCTTACATAAGCAGGTATTATTTTCATCCCTTGATTTTTATCACCATTCAAGATTGCATTTGCAATGTAAAGTCCATGTTCAAATTTTGCCATATATTTATCAGCTTTATTATCTTCACCCTTTTTTGCCCAACATAGACTTACAGCATAATCACGTATATATCTACGGAATGCTACGGTTCTATAATCA